AGGTGTCTTAGTAAGTGCTTCTATTAACTCAGCTACTTGACTAAAGCCATTCTTAACTTTTGCCTCTAATTGTGCTACTTGTGTTTTAAGATTTTCATTTTCAGAAACTAAAGCAGCGATTTCATCTGCCATTTTCTCGTCAATTTTCTTACCCATTTCAGCAGGAGTTTCGTCAGCGATTTCCGCTTCTGCTTCTGGAGTTTCAATAGAAACGATTTTAGAAGTTTCGTCTAATTCAATTTTAGTTCCGTCTGCTAATTGGTGTTCGCCCATTGGTGCAGGACTTCCGTCTGCTAATGTAACTTGACCACCGATAGCAAGTTCGCTAATCATAACCTTTGTACCATCTAAAAGGCTATATTCTGCGAATGTAACAGGTACTTCTTCGATTGGTGCTTCAATAGGTGCAGGAGCATCTACCATTGGCATATCTTCGAATAAAGCCCTAATTTGCATAATTGCATCTTTTGCGTTCATCATTCTTTTTGTTTAAATATTAATAAAAGATTTTGTTTATCATTTAACTCGTTGCAATATTTCCTTTATTGCATTCATAAGTTCTTGTTCTTTGCTTGGCTTTGTCTTATAGGTAAACAACCCCTCAACACTAAAGCCTTTGAATTTACCCTCTTTAACATCGTTCCAAACGCCTTCGTTATCTACTTTGAACGAGCCAAACCACGAGCCATCAGGTGCATCTTCAAAACCTTTCATAGGTAAGATGCCACGGCTTTCGTCTGTAATAAAGCTTTCAAACATAGTAACACCTTCTACCTGTTGGTCAGGCGAGTGCATTAAGTTTACGTTTGACTGGTAGCCTCTTTTGAAAAACTTTTGAGCAATCTTAAAAATAGTATCTTTACTAAAGACCACATAATAATCCCCGTAAGTAGCATCGCTGCGAAAAATAGGTACATCAGCCAACATAAGAGGTCCAGAAATAATACGCTTATCTTCGCTAACCACTTCAAAGCGTTGTTGGTTTTTAAAGGCATTCCAATTCTTTTGAATAGCAGGTCTGTCAACGAGTGCCACATAATCAACCTCGGCATCGTCATTCATATCCTCGCTAATGTCTAATAAATAAATAGGTAAGTCCATATTCGTAAATATTAAGTGTTTTAAATTGTTATCATTTAACCGAACCTTGCTCTTTGCTTGATAGCTGCAATACGTTGCTGATTGTTTGTAACATCGCTTTCTACAACATAGCTTCTCACGGCTTGGTTACCAAGTGCATTAATAGATTGGCTATCTAATGTAGTTGTTTGTGCTTGTGGTTGTGGTGGTGCAACGGGTGCAGAAGCATTTAAGCTTGGGGTACTTCCGCTACTTCCACCAGGAACTCCTGGCAATGGCGTACTAATAATCTTCTTTACGCTTAGTAAACCTTGTGCGATTGTACTACCTGCCGCCACAAAGTTAAAAGGGAATGGAACATCTTTTAAGGCTCTTGTCGCACCCGTGTAAGTATTCATTACGGCTTGTGCAATACTAAGTGCCTTACCTGCCGCCGACTCTTTACCTACTATCTCAATGGCAGTGTTAATACCCGTGTTAAGTATTGCTAACTTTTGGTCTTGCACCGCCCTTTCTATTGCTATTCTACCCGTTGCGGTTTGCTTATCAAAGGCTTCTAATTCGGAAGCCGTTGCCTTCCTTGCCACCATTTCTTTTCTTTCTAATTCCCTTCTTCTATCGTATAGGTCGAATTGGTCTTGGAATGTAGCCTCTCCTAAAGCCTTATTTAAATCATAATCGGCTTGTGCTAATGCAATAGTGTCTGCTCTAAACTTAGATTCTTTATCTAATTTAGCTTGTAAGATAGCAGCATCTAAGGTAACAATTTGGTTGTCTATTTCTGCTTTCTTCTCTGCATAAGCTATCTCTGCATCTACTCTTGCTTGTGTTCCTTTATTAGTGTTGTTAATGTTATCTTGTAACCTTTTTAATTCTAATGCAGCTTCTTCTTCGGCTATTTGCTTTTTAGTAGTTTGCTTTAATACTTCGTCTTTGATTAAGTCGGCATTAACTTTCCTTTGGTCAAGTGCTATCTTGTTTGCACTTGCTGCAACTGCTTTGTCTAATTCAAGCTTCTCTTTAGCCAATGCAACTGAGTTAGCTAATTGCTCCGACCTTAAACCTGCAACAGTTGCTTCTACCGCAGCTACTTCGTTTTGTGCTTCAATCAATGCGGCTTGTAATTCTACACTTGATTTGTTTTGTGCAAGTTCGGCAGCAGCCGCAGCTACTCTTGTTTGAGCAAGTTTCTTTTGTGCTTTCTCTTGTTCGTCTAAAACTTTAGCTAATTGATTATTGGCTGCAATCCTTTCGTCTACGCTTTTAAATTCGTCATCTCTAATTTGTCTTAACTGCTCGGCTTGTCTATCGTACTTTTCTACAAGACCTGCTAATTGTGCAGCAGCAATTTTTGCACTATTTTGTAAAGCAATAGTCGCCTTTGCTTGTTCGTATACCGCAGCTACGTTAATCTTAGATGCCTTTTCTACTACACCGCTTACAACCGCACCTACCGACTTTGCCGCTTCTCCAAAGTTATTGTAAATATCCTTACCTGCTTCTACCGCATTCTTCCCTGTATCTTTTAAACTATCCTTAGTTTTATTAATGTTCTCGGTAAGTTCCTTAATAACCTTTTGGTCTTTGTCTCCTAATGGCGACTTCTCCCAAGCAAGTTGTATCTCATTAATAACTAATTTAAGTCCGTCAAATGCTAACTTTAAAGGAGTAACGGCAAGTGTAAATACTCCACTTAATACTTTACCAAGTGCAGCAAAGCCATTTGTATTCTTACCTACTTCCGAGGTTACATCAATAAAGATGTCTATAAGCGTAGATATAATTGTAGAAATAGTATTGAATACCGCAGCTACACTATCGGCAACCTTTTGGTTCTTACTAAGTGTTTCTTTGAAGAAATTAAAAGCACCTGCAATAACACTAACTACACCTAACGACTTAATGGTATTACCTAAAGTCGAAAACGCACCTTGCCCTTGTTTAGCCGACTTGGTAGCCTCTTCGGTTTTGTCAGTAAGTTTATTTATATTCTTTTCCCCGTCTTTAGTATTAACGTTTATTTCGAGGTTAAATTTTTGAGTTTCTGCCATTAGTATTCTGTTTCTATTACTTTAAGAAATGATAGTTTAGTAGTATTGTATTCCATTGGGTTAAAGTTTTCGACCTTGTTAAGCCTAAACAGTACCCCGTCTATCCAGATGTACTTACTAAAATCTAAATTAAAAATGTCTACAATATCCAATAACCCAAAGCACGTTAATAGCTTACTATCTTTGCTTGTTATCTCGGCAAGGTAAGGACTATGATAAGCATTAAATATATTTGTTGTAGGGTATCTATTAGGACTAAATTGCAATTCTTTAGGTGCGCCAAAGTTAATATCGTTAGTAGGGTTAATAGGGTCATCTAAGTGCCCTGCATAACCATAGCTTGTATAAGATGCTAAAGTAGTAGAACCATTCATTATTGCCCAACTACCTACACCCGTTATCTTCTTAGTTTGCATTATACGAATAATACTTTCTATGCTATCTTCTGCGCTATTAGTGTTTGACTTTTTATAGATAGCAGGAAATACTTTATCCTGTCCTGTTTGCTGAAACAATACAGATGAAGCAAATATTACTTCTAAGGTGTCGGTTTCTTTTACGAAATCAAACTCGGTATCATATATAAAATCGCCATAACCTTCGGTATATTTCTTACGATAGTTTTCGCCATAGTAATCATTATCTGGTGTAAATTTATAGTTATAGTAACGGGCGTTAATCTCGCTCATTGGCTTTATGCTTAATGGCTTTGACCTATCTATTTTATTAGTCCAATCTTCCGCATTAGCCGACACATTATGATAAAAGTCCACAAACGGACTAATAACAAGTTCCTTGTCGTTGAACTTATTCTCGTAAACATAAAGGTTAAACATCTTAACAATGCTTAAAAAGAAATCTCTTTGAAATATACCTTTTGGAATAGTATTGTTAATAGTAATTGTTTCTCCTAAGTTAATTTTAACCTGAGTAGGTGTGCTTGTGGTTACACCTATTTCGCCCATTGTTATATCAAGGATAATTCCGTTACCTAATATTTCAACTTGCATTGTGTCAGTATTAGCAAAGGTAACTCCGCTAACAGTGAACTCGCAATTCATAAAGTTACTTACACTTGCATCGAAATCTTGTCTGCCTATTTCTGCGTTATTCTTTTTAAGTATAACAGAATAGTTTGGTAATGGTGGATTGTAAAAGGTAACGTTACCTCTTAATAAAACTTTTATATCCGTTGTAATTGTTGGTGCAGGAACTACGCCATAAGTAAATAATTGTCCTAACCCATCAAGTGTAAAGCTACCTGCGGTAACCATTGTATATTCTACAATGTTACTCAAATTGGTATTTATAGTTATTAGCTTTGCTGCTGCGTTAAGGCTCGTATTATTTAAAGCCGTAATGCTTGTTTGGTTGTGCGGTATTATTAAGCGTTTGAATAAAGCCGTATCAAAAAAAGGGCAATTAAAAGTATAATCTGTTCCTGCAAATATTTTCTCTATATATTCCTTAACGTATAAAGCAGGTCTAAAAGTTGTGTATTGAAAGTCCTTTTTAAGTGTTCCGTATGTTCCCGTGCTTACGTTTCCGTAATCTATAAGTGGATAGTAATATCCAGAACCCCCTGCGTTATCCCAACTCGAACTAATATTGGCTACGCTATAAGTATGGTTGTATGCACTAAAATCTAAATCTTCTAAACGCTTATTTCCTAATTGGTTAATAAACCCACCGAGTTCGCCAAATACACTACATTGGTATTCGATTGTCTCTTTGTCTATAACTATCTCTAATATTCTTAAAGTGCCTTTGAATATTTGCACCTTATCAATAAATATTTTGCAGTTAGCTTGTTTAGTTACGTTGTAGTTATACCCTACGTTTGGCAAGGTGTTATCCGTAAAGTTAGCGTTGTTAAGTTCGAAGATGTAACCAAATACCAAGTTGTTATTTGCCGTTCCTGGTATGCTTATTGTTTTGCTAAAGGAAGTATTGCGACTACCGAATTCGCTGACGTCATCAATGGCATAAGTAAACTCGGTAGATATATCTTGCAATAAATCAATCTTCTGCTCTTCTATATAAATTTCAGTACTAATCATTATCTGAATTGGCTTGTTAAGTATTTTCCTACTTCTACTTCAATCTCAAAGTTAAATAGTTTATCTGCACTTTCTAACTTGTACTCGTAATTGCTTGTACTTATGGTAACAGGGAAATAAGCACCAAGAACCTCCATATAAACAATAGGACTTGATACAAGTTGAGCCAACCACGAATAATCTTGTTCGCTAACCCAATCAGAAGTAAGCCTATATTTATCTTTATGCTGAATAGCATAGTTGAAAGTCGTTTCGTTATATCTGTTATATCCATCAATGTTTGTCATTTGTCCACCTACAAGCTGCCAATCGCTACGCCTATATGATGCTCTTTGATATTCGCTTGACCTTTTATTAACAAGGGCGAACTTCTTTGTATCCCAACCGCCTAATCTATTTAAAAACTCTAAATTAAATTGTTGGTATTTAGGATAGCACTTATGTCTTAATTTAATTACCCTTGTTTGTGCGCCACTTCTTTTTAAATAGAAATTATAGCCGTATGTATTTTCTGTAATAATCGTTCCACTTGCCCAATCGTTTATATGTCCTGCTTGTAGGTTAAACATATTAAATTGACCGCTTAAAGTTATGTTACCCGATACAGTATTCGTAACCACATCGCCTTGCCCTAATACTTCTACCCAAGCCGAATAACCACCCGTTGCAATTCTCAGGAATGTAATGTAAAAGTTATCTCCGTATTCAAGTGTTATTTCGTCTGTGTCTCTTTCCGTCAAGAAGTCATCGGTAAAGTTTTCTAATAGTAAATTATCATAGTAATCAGATAGCACTAAAGGTGTCTCATTCTTTGTCAAGAATATGTCTGCAAACAATGGTGGTACAAAGTTGTAAGCTGAGTAGCTGCCAGATGCTAAGTTAGTAGTTGTAACACCGCTTACCTCTTCTCCCACTCTTAATTGATAATCTACTTTTATCTTGTCATTTGATGCTACAAGTATTGAGTTACCCGAAGGCTCAAAGTAGTTAGTTACAAAACTCCTAACCATTGGCGATGCGTTAAACACCCCGTAGCTACCTTCCGCACTTGGCGAAGGAAATACTTTAGAACGTATTACTTGGCTTCCATTGATATATACATCATATACGAACTTAAAGTTTGTAGTTCCGCTATTGGTAGAACTTGAAACAAACCAAAGGTTATCGTGCATTGACGAATATGGTGCAGGGCTACTTGTTATTGTAATTGCCATTATTTGTTATCTTTTATTTCTTTTGATATTTTAGCAGATGCCTTAACTGCAAAGTCGCCTAATAAAGCATAGGCTACATCTTGCGTAAATTTATTATTGAATACCTGTGCAATAGCATTGTCAAAGTATTTAGTTTGCTCAATACCCTTCTTTTTAATAGACGAAGATATTGCATAGGCTAACCTTTTCTTATTGGTAGCATCGCTTACTACCTTTTTTAATGATTGTCTTTTGGTTTCTGTCTTGTCTATTTCCCCTTTTTTGTTGGTAGCTACGCTATCAGTCCTAACGCTTTTTCTTGCCTTATTAAGCCAAGTAAATATGTTAGCTGCCATTTTCCTATTAGGATAAGGACTTTTAAAAGAGTAAGGAGTATTGCTTGGACTTCCGCTATCGTAACCCTTAACCCCTTGATTGATGAAATCAAAGTACTCCATTTGTTTGCTTCCTAAAGGGTAGCCTAAATTCAAAGTGTATTGATTACCAAACTTTGTGATAACGGGTTGCGAAGGCTCGGCTAATAAACCAGAACTTATTGAGCCTGTTTTTTCAAGGTTCTCTTGAATAGCATCGTTAAAGGCTATGCCATATTCGTATAGTACCTTCTCAAGCAATGGCAGTTCGTCTTTCTTAACAACGTTATAGTCGCCCCCTTTAATCTTGTTAAAGAAGCCTTCTCTTAAAGCCTGTAATTGATTTCTACTAATACTCACGCTAATAAATATAAGGAAGGTCTAAAAATAACTAACCCCACCAAAATTGGCAGGGCGTGTCTGGGGGTATTAAGGGTCTTATTTTATCTTCCTAATGGCTTCGGCATCAAAGTCCGACTTGGCTTTTAAATATGATAAGCTATTTAAGTAATGTATTATTTTAAGTTCGTAAGCCTCTTGCAAAGGTATGGCTTCGTACTCCGATACTATTTTGGTACAGTATTGCCACCCAAAATACTCCATAAAATTGCTGCCACCTTTTGTGCCTTGTCCTGTTGCATATTCTCCTTTAGTAGGCTCTTCTCCAAAAAGTCCTGGGTAATTGGAGTCCAATCGTTGAATACTTGATAAAAAAAAACAACCGAATAATAAACCTCTTTGAAATTGGCAAACAAAAAGTCATTAGCGTACTCTTGGTGCTTATCCGAGTCATAAGATAGGTCTATATATTTAAGCCATTTTCTTTGTTGTGGGATAGTAATAGATGCCGCTATCTTGTGTAGGTTAGGTATAAGTTCCTTACAAAAGTACTTGCTTTCTATGTAGCGTGAAGCGTTTATATCCTTTGCATCTTGTATAAACCTATACGTTTTGCCATTGGTTCTTACCCTATTTACGGGTGTACCTTCGTAGTTGTCTTTAAGGAATATTATCTCCGACCTATATTTATTTAGCTTGTCTTTAGGTAGGTTGAGAACTTGATTGTCCGTAAGGTTATTGACTATGCCTACTAACTTGCACTCTAATTCAAACTCCGTTAAGTGTTCTGGTGGATTTGTAATGATAGGGTGCATTTGTTGGTATTGCCATACCGATATTTTATTCCAACTCATAATTTTTCTATTTCTATTTTAACTTCTTGCAGATATTTGCTTTGTTTTTTTTCAGCATCTTCTTTTGACATACCCATAGCAACACAAGCACTTACATAAACATCCATCATCTCATCTACTGCTATTAAGGCGCATTGTTTAGAATTATTCCATGCATCATTTTCAATGTAATGCTGCAATTCAATAAACTTTTGATTTAAATCCCATGCCTTCTCTTTAGGTGTCATTTTCTTAGTTTTAACATTATCTCATAAGCAAGATGCCCACCTATGTAGCATAACGCTGCCAAAGGTAAGCAAATTGCAAAGAAGTACAATATTTTTATTACTTTAATGATACGGCTACACTT